CGGGAGCTCAGGTGGAAAAAATTACCCTTTCGGACCTTCCTTCGCAAACTAATCTGACCCGAATTCAAAAGGGTCGGTTTGTGAAACAGGCCAACGACCTCATGAAGCAAGGCTTCAATAAAGCCGCTTCTATTGAAGGGGCCGTTGGCTCCGTCCTTATTCAGAAATCCGCAGACGAGGAAGAAATGATCTCTTACGAGGTCATTTACGAGCCTAATACCCCGGACCTTCATGGACAATGGATGTCAGCAGAAACGCTGGCAAAAGCCCAACAGGATTTCAAGAACGCCCAAGAAATTGGCGCTGTCACGGAGAACCTGTATCATCTTTTCGATACTGACTCTTGGAAGATCGTTGATCACTGGATCCAACAGGAATTCGACGTAACTGTAGCACAGACAGGAGAGGTCATCAAGGCTGGATCCTGGGTGGCTAAAGTTCAGTACACTCCAGAAACCTGGCAGCTTAAAAAGGCGGGTGTTGTTGGAGGTCTGTCCCTCCAGTGCGGGGGTATGTTGGACGAAGAGACAAACGAACTTTCTAATCTGGACTTCAGTATCTCACTCGAAGAAGAGGAAGCCGAATGATTAAGACGTGGATTGAGAAAGGCCGCAGGATTAAATCTCGCGGTATCGCTCTCACTCACAAAGATCAGGGCTATAGTGCGAACAACCGCCATGTTAGCCTCCTGACGAAATCTGAAGTCGACCCTAGCAAGCTGACGGTTGACATCATTAAGTCTCTTGAGCAAGTTCAGCTCAAGATCAGTATGGAAGAATACCTGAACCGTTTCTTCAATATGTGGTCAAGTGATGCAGAGTTACTCACCAAGGTGCTGGGGATGAAAACCCAGTTTGAACAAAACATCGAGGACAACCCCCCAGAAGATGGTTGGGAGGTTCGGTGGAATGAAAGACATCAGGAATACCTCGAAGATAAACTCTCCTCTGTGACCTTGATAAAGAAGGCAAAGGAAGGAGCAGAGCTGTCTCTTCCGGAACAGTTTGAATTAATCAAAGCCCGAAAGGAATTTGAGGAAGGCTGTGAAGAGATGGGTCTTGTTTTCGGAGATGATTCTTCAAAACCCTCAATTATCCCGGTGGATGCCCCGGCTGTGGAAACACAAAAGGCTAAGTCGACCAACCCTGAAACTGAAAGCTCCGCTGGAGCACCTGCCAAACCCACAAAGGAGACTCCTGTGGATAAAGAAGTTGATGTTACTAAATCTGCCCAGTTCCTGGAACTGCAAAAATCTCTTATTGAGCAAACTGAACTGCTGAAAGCTATGCAATCTCAGGTCGCTGATGCCCAAGAGATTATCAAGGCTCAAAAGGCGGCTAAGCGTGCAGTTGCCCTCGAAAAGGCTGCCGGGTTTGCTTTCGTCACTGCCGATCAGCGTGAAGCTGTTGCAGACATGATTGAAAATCCAGCCCAAGCTACCTTGGTGGCGGTTCTGGAAAAAGCAGCTGCTGACCTGAAAGCGAAAGATGAAGCCTTGGTTGAGAAGGACGCAGAAATCGCAGAGGTGAAGAAATCTTTTGCCAATGGTGAAGAAGTGGGCCGTGAAGGAACCCTGACTTCCGTTGCCAAGGGTGCTGAAAATGCTCAGTCTCGCCTGGATCGCGTCATTGCTGAGCGAGCAGAAGAGCTGGCAAAAGCAGCCAAGACAGTTTAATTTAAATTCCATTCAGGAGATCTCTATAAATGGCTAAAGCATACGTTGCTACCCTCGAGGGTAACTACTCCGACATCGTTCTGGGCCGAGTGGTTGCTTTTGGTGACACTGGCTGGAACTTCAAAGAAGTGACAATGTCCTTCGCAACCTCCCTGGTTGCTGGGCTGCTGGTTAAAGAAGACGGCACCCCAGTCGCTGCTCCCGCTGATGCAGCAGATATCTACGGCGTTCTGGTTGACCGTAAGGTACTTCCGGGTGTGACCAACTGGACTGGGGCAACACCTCAGCCGGGCGAATCCATGCCGATGGTACTGGCTGTTCGTGGCCTGACCCTGAATGCCTTCCAGCTGGTATATGCAGACGGTACTGCAATTGACCAAGCAGGCATCGACGTTCTGGAAGCCAAAGGCAACCAGGTTACCAAACATATCGTCGGCACCAAGTTCATTGGTTCCGTACTCTAATAATAAATTGGCAGGAGAGATTTTAAATGCAAAATGGTGATTTTCAGATCCTGGACTACACTGGCCTGATCAGCACGATGCCCCGCATCGATACCTTGCTGGACAGCATGAACCTGTTTACCGAGCACTTTGGCCGCACCACTATCGCCCGTATTGAGCGTCAGGATGACGGCGGTGGGGATATCGTAGCCCGTCAGCGCGGCGGTCAGCGTAACCATCTGGTCTCTGACCGCAAAAAAATCGTCAACCTGAATATCCCGTTCTTCCCGCTGGACCGTTCTATTGACCGTGCAGATATTCAGAACTTCCGTGAGTTTGGCACCCCCGACGCACCGAAATCTGTTGACCTGGAGATTGCACGCCACATGGCGCGTATCCGCCGCAACCATGCAATCCTGAAGAACAAGGCTATGTATGCAGCTGTAAAAGGCAAGTCTTGGTCTCCAGAGGACAGCGTAGCTGATTACGACTACTACGATGTATGGGGTGCTACTCAGCAGACTGCGGACATCGACTTCACCAAGCTGGGTGTTGACCCAACTGAAGTCATCGAGGCTGAAGCCCGTGCTCACATCATCGACTGGGCAGGCGATCAGGGCGACAACTACGAGATCGTTGTTCTGGCATCTCGTCAGTGGTTCTCTGGTCTGATTGCTCACCCGCAGGTTACTGGTGCATACTCTCAGTACCATTCTACCCAAGAGATGCTTCGCCGTCGTCTGGGTGTGAATGCAAACAACCGTATCTTTGAACACAATAACATCCTGTTCATCGAAGACATCTCTGGTAATATCCCCGCAGGTGAAGCCTACATCTTCCCTCGCGGTATCACCCGTATGTTTGAGACCTACTACGCCCCGAGCGACACACTGCGTGATGCAAACTCTGTCGCACAGGAGCTGTATGTGTTCTTCAAAGAATCGAACTACCTGCGTGAAGCGAAGATCGAATCTGAAACTTCCTTCCTGACTGTTAATAACCGCCCAGAGCTGGTTGTTAAGTCAACAGGTAAGTTTGCATAATTAAAGGCTGCCTTCGGGCAGCCTTTTTTATTGCCCGTGTATCTCTGTACATTTAATAGCAAATAGTGTACCATTATAAGATAGGCTTTTGATTATCAACGAAGGAGTATCTTATAATGTCACAAACACACTTGGAAGTCTTTCCGAGCGAATACCACATGCTTAAGTTCTTCGGGCAGTATCTGCCCAAGCTCGATGTGGATGCCTCTGCTCGCCTGGCCCCTTATCTCTACTCCTATGACAACGAGCTGGTCATGGGTAAAAATCTTTACGAGTTTCTCCAGCAAATTGAGGAGATGACTGCACTGGGCATTAATACCTTGGCCTCTGTCAAGAAAGGTGCCGCTTTCCTTGTATTCTTTGATGAAGTTCCAAAGACCCCTGAGAAATTCTTGGCGAACATTGGTGAGATCAAAACTTCCCGCGACAATGTCTTGGCTCAAGAAACTCCAGACTTGGATGTTGTATCCCCCGCCCTTCCTTTGGTACAGACCACTATAGTTGAAGACTTTGGTGATGTCAACCAAAAAGAGGAAGGTGTGGAGGAAAAGAGTTCTTCATTGGATGAAGAAGAGAAATTAAGAATTATCCAAGAAGCTGAGTCTCTGCGTGACGACAGCAAGAAGGCAGCATCTAAGACGGCCCTTGAGTCTTTCGCTATCTCCCACGGCGTTTCTCTGAGCAGAGCTAAGACATTTGATGCAATGCTGGAAGATTTGAAGTCCGCATTGTGATAACCACGGCCCCGTTTGGGGCCTTCCTAATGGAGAAGTAAGTAATGGCAGAATATCAAGATAAGGTTGTGGAGGCACTTGTTACTGTGCCGGACTCTCCAACCACATCTACCAGCGGAGGCGGGACATTCAACGGAATAAAAACGCAAGACACCCCCACCGCAACCCTTATCGGTGACGGCACAACCCCCTCTCCCCTTCAGGTTAGTGTGGCAGTTTCTCGCAGAGCAGGCAACCGTCGTCAGGTCGTTAACACTACCAATGAACAGGGTCTTTTTGTTGTCAGT